ACAATGTCTTCAACAGGGAAGTAAACTTTATCTCCAGTTTCTCCTTGTTGATAATAACCAGTAACTTCTCCATGTGCATCATGTTCTATTTCCATGAATGAAGTTTCTAGCACGTGAAGACCAGCAGGAGTTCCAGCGTTGGTTCTCTCAATCTCAATAAATACGTGCTCATAAAGCAGTGAATTGAGAACTATCTGATCTAATAATGTGTATGTGAATCCAATCTTCTTGAGTAAAGCCTCAGCACCTTTCTTAGCGGTCTTGCTACCCTCAATTGTCCATCCACTGTTCAGTATTGCTTCACTACGAGTTGATAATGCAGCTTGTACAACAGGGTCTTTCTTATATAAATCAAGAAAGATGTTCATATTGGTAGGACTAGGTTGTCCTTGTCTGTTATTTTTTGACAGACTACCATAAAAACTATTTCTTATAGTACCCTTACTTGCCTTTACAGTAACTGACTCAGGCACTTTGTTTTTAAATATATCTAGAAATCCCATTTTAATTTATATGTACCCATAGGGGAGGAGAATATTCTCTTCAGATAAAAATGATAAGCTTATCTATAAGGCTTATGTAAGTACCTCATAGTTTATAAGCTTACCCTTTTTTACTGTAATTTCTCCAATCATACTCCCTTTTTGCTTTTATTGAAGCTTTACTCTGTTTTGTAGGTCTATATCTCAAGTCCTTCAGTATATCAGCTTCAATAGTAGTGTTACGTTTATCACCGTAACTCTTGTCATACATTACAGGCATTGAAACACTACTCTGAGGGAACAAACACTTCATACACATATCCTCTTCAAAATCAAACTCTTCATCAGCAAAAGAACCATTACACTTACTACAAACATTAACTAATCCTTTACTTCTCTTCCATTGTGGTATCACTTCTTATAACACATCCTCAACTTTATACAATCCTTTAGTAGTAAAAAACTTAACTTCTCTACTATCATCAACAACATAATGGTAAACACTCATAACAAAACTATCAATCAAGTCATCATTGTTACCAGGAGCAGCCTGAATAACACTCTGTTGACTACGTCTGTTAATCTCCATAGCATACATCTCTTTCAACAAGTCCTTATCCTTGTAAGCTATTATCTTACCCTTGTTTAATGCACCTCTAAAGTTACCATACTTACGAACCTTCTCTGCTCTAAAACTCATACGAACAACATCCCAGCCTTCCTTCTCCATAACACGGATATCCTTATCACCAGCAGGACAATCATCAACCACTATACGCTGTACATTAAAACGTCCTAGTAATAACTTAATATCATCAATCAAGTAATCATCACCCTGTACAGGGTATTGCTTATGGTACAGTCTAATAATAGTACCTAAAGAATCTTTAGTACTAATAGTAATCACTGTCTTACTCTTTACCTGCCCACCAAAGTCAACACCCATATCACAAGGTTGTGAATACTCCTCAACCATATCATAGTCATCAGTAAACATACTACGAACCTTTTCTGGATCAAAATAAGATAATTCACCCTTAACAAAACGACAATAGTAAGCACGAGATACTTCATCACGCTTACCATCATTAAGTAAAGTGTCTATAATCTTAGTAACATTCTTGTGATACTCTGGATTATCAAGTTCAATAGCATCAATAGAGAATAATAACTTATCAACATCACTCTTCTCAAACTCGTCATCAGGATTAACCATACGATAAAAGAACCCAGTAGACACCCAAGGAGTACTAATATTAATACGAATAGCATTAGTACTGTTACCAGTAGGGTATATATACTCATAAAAGAACTCATCAGATATACGGTCGGTCTTACCAGCCTCATCAATAACAGTAACAGTAAAAGTCTCTCCCAGAACAACACTAGTAGGAGGATAACTCTTAATAACACTACCTAACTTACTATCCTTTAACACATAATCACCATGAATAGCCTTCTCCCAACTCTTAAAAGAAATAGTACTAGTGTTATTTGGATCCTTATCAGACAGTTTATCACTAAAATACTCCTTACCATACACTGGATTACCATCACTATCAAGATAGTTAAGCCTCATATAGCCATCACCCATACGTAAGAACTGTCTAATACTAGACAATAGTTTACGAGACTGATCTTGACTAGCAGACACTACACCAACAATAGTATTATTACCAGTAGTACCAGGGTACTTATTAAAGAAAGTAGCCCACAAAGCAAGTATAGCCACTGCAGTACTCTTACCAATCTGCCGAGAAGTAATAGCTAAGAACTCCTTATTATCAACAGTACCATCCATACTACGCTTAATACGAGTAAGAAAGTCAACCTGCCAAGAATACAATGTAATACCAAGCATATACTTAGCAAACACTACAGGGTTCTCACTACAAGCACCCTCCATACTCAACTTCTTATTAGGAGTACGATAAACATTCATACTCTCAATATAATCCTTATCAACAATAGTTTCTTCAATCATTTAAAATTCTCCATAAGCCAAACACAAAAAGCTTCATTATCAATACCATAAGGAACAACTAAGACCTTTTTACCTCTACGAGCAGAAAACCGCTCTTTATAAGGCATCATAACATTATATTTAAGATTAATATTAAGAGAGTCCATTATACCAACTGTCTTACCAGACCAGTAATAAAAATCACTATCATAATCCCTCATAACAATCACCACGGAACAAAATCCTTACTCTTCTTAACAACACTAACCTTCTCATAAGCCTTCTTAGCCTTACTAGACAACCCATCACTAACAACACCAGACAAGTCATCACCCCACACAGGAGACACAGGAAACTTATCAGGCTTAGTATCAGTACCTAAACGAGACAACACCACAAAACCACCCTTAATCTTCTCAGCCAACATCATCTCATAAATCTTAGAGGAGACTTGAAACACAGTACCAGCCTTAACATCTTCACTAAGTATAATCTGAACAGCCTTCTTACTACGAGATAACTTAATAACAGCCATAAAGAAAAGAATAGGTAAACAAGTATATAAAGCTTCCTATAACACCATAGTAGTAACAAAAAAGGGTTTCTTGAAGTAAAAAAGAGAAAAAGAGAGGCACTAGTAAATATATTTGACTTCTACTAAAGCTGTACGTATTTGTGACTTCTACTATAAGTATATTTGACTTCTACTACCTCTGATATACATATCCCTATACTAGTATCCGTTTTCGTGAATTAGGATACTAATTACTATACTAGTATAGTTATTAGTATACTAGTATACACTAATGGATCATAGGATACTAATTACTATATTAGTATGAATAATAGTGTAGTAGTATATGTTATTGTATATTAGTATATGTTATTGTATATTAGTATATGTATATGAATACTATTATACTTATATGTATAGTAGTATATGTATTACTATACTAGTATACACTAGTGGATCTTAGTATAATATAGTATATACTAATATACTATTATATACTATTATTATACTAATATACTATATATGTCCTGATCAGGAGAGTGCGGGTATTACCCACTATTCATACTTTATATGATTATTGCAGGTAATTAATAGTTTTTAGTTCTGACCTTGTGTTTTTGGCTAAAATACCTTAATAGTAGTATTTATATAGTAGTCTTACTTTCTTTAGGGTATGAAACAAACAAACTTAGAAAACCTAAAAGTAGAATTGGTAAATATCACTAATTCTATTGTTGTTAAGCATAACGAAAAAAGTGTAAAAGATGTTACTGTCCAAATACAAACAGTTACGCCTAAGTACCACAAAGGAATTAAGAAAGTAGTTATTAACTACGAAACTGAAAAGAGTAATATTACCCTTTATCGTTCCTTTGTTAATACTACACTTCAAAAAGTACTCTCTATTAAGAAAGAAGAGTTTTACTCACTTCTTGCTTATGTTGAGGAAATGGGCTTATATCAAGCATATAACCTATTCGTTTCTTCTATTATGAAGAATGAAAAATCTGTTTTTTTGGGTGAATAATCACCCTATTTTTTATTTTTAGTTCTGACCAGATAAAATGAAAACACAAATACAAAACAAAATCACTTTCTACAAACATTCAATTAGTAATTATACTCTTATTCCTAATTATTTATTTTCACACTCACACTTCTTAATATTCATTCACAACAAACCTATATCACAATTACACAAAGAGAACTCTCTTATTTCTTCTTCAGAATATCGAATTACAAAC